TCCGCCAAGGTCAGTAGATTAAACCTAAACGGATCGTCTGTTAGTTTTTTTCATGTTCCTCGACGCTGGTTCCGCTCATGAACGCAGCGGCAACAGTCGAGATAACACCAACCTCTTCGCGCATCAAAATGGCCTTGTCTTCAAGCGTGAACAGCTTTTCCCCTTGGCCTGTCTCTGCCTTGAGGATAATCAGATCAACCATTGCCTCAAAGGATGCGGAATTAAGGAACTGTGGGTGCTTGCGCTGGATGCGGTTCAATTCACCAGCGAGCAGGGGGCCGTAGTAAACCTTCTCCGGCGCTCCCTTTTCACCCCATTCTGCGACCTCAATATGTGTCTTGGTCGATGTACGCTCTGCAATACGCTTTGAAATACTCATAAATTATATCCTTCTAAGTTAAACCGTAGCAGCACTCAATGAACCAGTACCTTGAAGTGTGATCGTTGATTCTACCATGCCATCAAAGCTGCCTGTTACAGTTTTGCCAGTTACAATGGCGTTCCCGGTCAAATAAGAGTCACCAGTCGTTGCGCCCTCTGGCATAAAGCGAACTGTGACTTCAGAACCAACGACCAAAGCGCCTTGGCCCGTGCTGTCGGCTTCGTCCCAGAATACGTCAACCGAACCCGTCCACGCCTTGAGCGTAGTCTTGAAGGTCCGGTAGCTGTCGCCCATTGAGGTGTCTTCCGCAGTGTCAGCGGTCTCTTCGATTGAGTACGAACGGATTTCAAGGATGCTGTTGGTCGCGCCAACTTTGACAGTGCCTTCTGAACCAGTATGAGTTGCCATCTAAGTAGTCCTTACGCCAAGGTTGAGAGCGTCAAAGCACCAGTGCCTTGAAGCGTGATTGTGGATTCGACCATGCCGTCAAAGCTGCCAGTGACAGTCTTGCCCGTTACGATAGCATCGCCAGAGTAATACTTTTCAGTAACGCCAGCCGAAGCACCTTCTGGGAAGAAGTTCGCTGTGACCTGTGCGCCAACAACAAGAGCAACCTGACCGTTCGTGTCAGTCTCATCCCAGAAGACATCAACCGATCCAGTCCATGCCTTCAGCGTGGTCTTGAACGTGCGATAGCTATCGCCCATTGAAGTGTCTTCAGCGGTGTCTGCTGTTTCCTCAAGCGAATAGGAGCGGATTTCGGCAATGGCGTTCGCGCCAACCTTAACAGTGCCTTCGCTACCAGTATGAGTTGCCATTACTCTTTCTCCTCTTTCGCCGCAGCCTTGGCCTTGGGTTTGTCTTCAGCGGGTTTCCAGCCGTTAGCGGCATAGCGTTCTAAATCAACAGCACAGGCGAGTATCTCATCGCCAATAGCATTATAGACCTTGACCATCTTCATCGTGCAGTCTCCACATCCGTTATGCTGGTGATATATTCAACTGTGTAAACCAGCCTTGCGGACGCAATTGATTTCTCGCCTTCTACATTAATATCTATCTCAGTGCTAGTCAAAATGCAAGATTTGGCGAGGCTGTTAAGCGTGAAGTCGGCAGCGATGGCTTCCTCAGCCGATACGCAGATCGTATCAAGCGAATCCGATACCGTGGTGCTGCTTCCCTTGATGACAACATCAATAGCCACATTAATAACCCGGCGAAGGGTCCGCGTACCAAGTGTGATTAGCGAACTGCTCTCGTCCATCGTGTAAACACAAATGGCTGGCAGCTTGGCGTCATCCAAGGCATAGCGGCGCATCTTATAGACGTTCGCGCCTGTCGTCGGCAGACCCGTAACGAGTGTGGCCACCCGATCCCTAATCTGTTGCCGAACGTGGGCCATGCTATACCTTTTCGAGAATAAGTGTGCTTACGCCAGTGCCGTCAGTTAATACAACGCGCACGGCGTAGGCTATGGCGCGAATGATAATCTGGTCGCCGTCAGCAGCCGCTGGAACGTCAGCAGTGCGGCAAACGAACTGTGGGGATGGAATGGTCACATCCAGCAATTCTGTTGCATTACGGCTGGCCTGTGGCTCGTCAAAGATGCCATTCACAGAAACAGCACTACCACCTACTGGTGTGTAGGTGGCAGTATCTGCAAAGTCATCGACTCCAAAAAAGTCGAGAATGTCAGCGGCGGTTTCAACGCCCATTCTTTGAACCGCGCTTAATTACGGGATCACGATGCTCAACGGCAGGAGCCTCAGCAACGCGAACAGCTTCTTCAAAGATTTCGATCTTCTTGGCAGCGATAAGCACCAAGGCCTCGCCATGAGGAAGAGTAGCAATGTCACCCGCGTTAAGCGGACCTTGCGACGTTACAACGCCACGAATACATTTGTACTGCATGTCATTCTCCGAAGGAGTCGAGGGCCGATACGACTTCCAAATATCGGCCCTCAACATCTATTATACGCCGTCGTTGTTGTATGCGAACGAGACTGGGTTGCGAAGTGCAACGTCAACAGTCTGGAGCGCAACAATGCGAACCGTACCAGTGCTGGATGCGGTATAAGGATCTACAGTGAGATCCAATCCGCCCCACATTCCGATCATGCAGTCACTGAAATTCCCAAAATAAACGTTACCAGCAGTTCCCTGCTGAGTGCGGATTACGTTGTAACCGTTAGCCTGACCGCCTTCGAGGACGAACATGCCCGAACCAGTGTCCTTGGTCTTCGTCTTCAGACCGCCGTAAGTGGCTGCGTCTGTGATGTAGGCCAAGTTACCGAACAGAGCGTTGTCTTCCGCAACAGCACTTTCCAAAGCAACCATTTCAGCAAAGGTTGGAACCGCAGCAGCAAAGTTGGCTGGCTTATTAACGCCAACAGTGCCGAGGATACCCAATGGCTGACCGGAAAGGCCTGTGCCTTCCAATGCGCCCTTGTCGATTGCCAGTGCCAGCGATTGCGTCAAGTCGTCACGGACCAACTGCTCAATTGCTGGGGTCGATTGGAGGATCAACTGACGGGTCATGTCAGTGAACGCACCAATGTTCTTTGGCGTCAGCGAGACTGTGCCGAAAGTCGCTTCCGACTCAGCAGCAGCGCCGCCTTCAGTGCTGATCCAGCCAGCCGTCGAAGCAGCAGTCTTTTTAGGGATTGCTACGTTGCCAACCAGACCGGGGAGCATACGCGCACCAGCTTGCATGACAGACGACGAGTTACGCAGAACGTCGATGAACTCGTTAGCAAGCAAGTTCGTTGCAACGATTTCGTTGTCGTCAGCAGTGTTCAAGTCGCGCTTCCAGACGCCGAGAATGTCGGTTGGGAGCATGACGCCCTGTGCGCCACGGCCATAACGCTGTGCAGCAGCTTCCGAGACTTCAAACTCGAATGCAGCGGCTTCGCGAAGGCGACGGTCACTTGGGTTGGCGAGAGCAGCAATTGCACGAACAACCGAGAACTGGCGAATTTCTTTCTTCGTCAGGCCAATGTTTTCGCTTTCAAGCGGCTTGTCCGAACCGATTACGTCAAGCAGTTCGCCACGGAACTGTTCAATGCTCTTGCCCGAACGGAGGGCGGCATCGCCAAGGTCACGCTTGTTGTGACGAGCGGCGAGTTCGATGATGGCAGATGCGTTCTTGGCGGCAGCTTCAGCAGCTTCGGCCCGAACCGCATCCAAATTTACTTCGTCAGTCATTTTGACTTCCTTTTTGATGGATGGTTCAACTTTGGGTTGGGGTTCGAGAGCAGCCGCGCTACGACCCACGCCAACTGACTGGTCAGCGGGAATAGAAACGACGGAGACCTCAAGGGGCGACCACGAACGAATGAGATATTCATCTTTGTTCGAAGTGGAACGCTCCATTTTGTTGACGCGGTAACCGACGGAGACGTTCCCCCGAATACCATCGACAACATCCTGAAAAATCTCTTGCGCCAAAGCAGAGCGCCCGAAGCGGACATTCGCCCGTAGCACCCTATCAGCATCGAGACCAACAGATTCAATAACACCAATCTGACGCTCCATGTCATGATCTAGGAGCAGTGGTGCGCGGCCAGACTTTAGAAACGCCATATCGATGGACTTCTCGTCGTGGACCAAAACTTCTTTGCCAAATGAGCGTTGGACTGGCGATTCAGACGAAACCGCGATGGAAACAGTGCGCTTTTTCTCGTCAACGCCACGGACGGCAATGTCAACAACAGCAGAACGGCGCTCAATATCAGCTTCGTTGCGCTCTTCCTCAACGGCCTCAGCAACTTCAATAGCCTCAACGGCCTCAACGGCCTCTGCCTCTGGAACCTCTACTTCAGTATTTTCTTCCACGACATTACCCCTTTCGGAAACAATAGCATCAAATTCTGAAACAATCAATCAACCTATTAATCCAAGGCAAAATCAAGGATAAACAGCAGTTCCTCGTCACTTGGGTCGTTCCAGCTACTTCCGGCAGTGACGCCGCGCATATAAGTTTCGATCTGCGTGAACGCCAAGCTGGTGCGTGAGTTGATTGGATCAGGCGACCTTGCAACTACAGAACCGACAGATACAGTGGCCGACAGACCAGCCAAGATCGTCTTGGCGCTAACGTCAGGAAGTTGCTTTTCTTCCTCTGGCAAGTCGATGAGGATGGCCGGACGGAACTTGCGGCGCGGTCTGACAATTGAGCCGCCGCCCAAGATCGGCTGAACTGGTGCATCGCCAATAGTCGCCGGGAAGAAAGTGCTGGTGTTGTTGAACCGTGCATTTTGCGTAAGCGTTACAGGCCCAGTGGTTACTGTCGCCGTGTAGAAACTGGTGGCATTGTCAAAGCGAAGGCTTTGGACAAGGGTGAACGCGCCAACAGATAGGGTGGCTGGGTAGAAGGTAGTGCTGTTATTGAACCGCACCGTTTGGGCAAGGGCCGATGCGCCAGTTGTAATGGCCGCAGTGTAGAAAGTGGTCGCGTTGTCGTAACGAGCCGTTTGCGCTAGGCTGACAGACCCAGTAGTGACGGTTGCCTGATAGAAGGCGTTGGTATTGTTGTGACGAGCCGTTTGAGCAAGGGTGACCGGACCAGTAGTGAACGCCGCAGTATAAAAAGTGGTAGCGTTGTCATAACGCAACGTTTGCGCGAGGGTAGTGGCTCCAATGCTAATCGTCGCCGGATAGAAAGCGTTGCTATTATCGTAACGAGAAGTCTGCGAAAGGCCTACAGGGCCAGTTGTGAATGCCGCAGTATAAAAAGCGTTGCTATTGTTGTAACGAGCCGTCTGCGCAAGGTTGGCAGGGCCAGTTGTGATGGTCGCGGCGTAGAACGCGCTGGCGTTATTATAACGAGATGTTTGGACGAGGCCCTGAGTTGGGGCCGTCTGAGTTAAAGTAGCAGCGTAGAACGTGTTCGTATTGTTATAACGAGCGGTCTGCGCAAGGCTTACCGCGCCAGCCGTGACTGTGGCGGCGTAGAATGTATTGCTGTTATTGAAACGCGCCGCCTGTGTGAGCGTTGCGTCTGTTGGGCCAGCAAAGGCATCGAACGCACCGCTGTAAAATGCGCCTGCGTCAAATGAGGCCACGATTAACTCCTAGTGTCTAAGGTGGTCGGCTCTCCGCCTGCTTCTACCCAAGCGTTATACGCGATAAAGTCAGGGTCATCAACTGATTGGCATGGTGCAATTTGCTCACCATCGCTGTCACGCAGCACGATACCCTCATCAAGAATGATAGTATACATCATTGGTCTGTCTCAATGTAGATTGAACAAATATCTATCCCGACTGTAACGTCAACACCATTGTTTGACCGCCAAAGGCGCTCCGCTAACAGTGTGGTTGCTGCGGGAGTTTGAACGCCCACCGTTGTAGGCGTCAAAGTCCCAACAACCTTTACGCCGGTTCCTATATTTGTGACCTGATAATGGATTACGCCAACGGCAGACGGGGCACTAAAAAGTGCTAAATCAAAAGCTGTGCTGGTCGAAACAGGTGAACCCAAAGCCGTGCCAAGCGGTATGGATGTTTGCGCTGCGCTTCCGCCGTATACCAGATACCATTGGGTTGCATCGCTACCTAGCTTTGCCATTCCAACACAATTCAAAAGTGTTGATGGCTCCACGTTGGTGGGAACGGCAGTAGCAGAGGTCAGCCCTACAAAACAACGTGCAGTAGCCGAAGTGTCGGTAACACCAAATCTGCATATAAAATGAAAGCCGCCTAATCCAGCGCCATCACCAACTGTATATTGGGCGGCAGGGTTACGAACGCTTCCAATCGTTGTCCCAGTGTTAGTGCTTATAATTCCTAAACGCTTCATGCGGGTGAATACGTTTGTAGTGGCGACGTTTCGCGCCGTGTAAGTGCCGCCAGCGTTTGATACTACAGTCAATGTTCCCATGCCGAAAACAGCGGGAACAGTGTTTGCGTTACCCGCCGCATTCCAGAAAGCAACTTTGTTACGGGCCATAAAAGGTTGAAGCGCCGTATCTAACCCTGAAGGCCCAACAAACGCTGGCATGGCGCGATTGGCAATTTCAGTGCAGAAAATAGTTACGTTGTCAGCCGCTGGCGATGTTGGAGCAGAGGCATTTGCGGGTATGGTTATCCCGTCAGCGTCAATAGAATGCGTAGCGTTCCAGTTGGAAGGCTGGACGAGAGTAGCATCACCCCCGTCAGCTTTCGCACTTACAAATGGATGCTTAATTGCCATTGGCTAACCTTAAAGAGCGAAGATACCCGCTGGAGCGTTGTTGTTCCAAGTCAGCGTGATGTTACCACCGTTTGGCGTGACAGGAAGACCAGTGATGTTGCTGTCAAGATAAGCAACCAGACGCCAAGTGGTGTTCGCACCAGCATTTTGGCGATAAAGCACTACAGCCTCTGCCGTGTTACCAGTGACCGCAGTGTATGTAACGTCAGAGCCGTCGAAGGCAGCAAGAGTGCTAACCGTTGGTGTCGTGATGCGCTGTGGCGTACCAACAATGTTTGCAGAAATGCTGGAATAGAACTGGTGGGCGTCAGAATATGTGTATCCGCCGGGGGTAACGTCAATCAAGGCAGCATAAACGCCGTCCGTTGCGGTGTCAGTGTCCAAGTCCGTGTTAGTATCGCCAGACAAAATCGAGCGTTTATAAAGGGGATAGATTGCGTTAGCCATTCTTCAGCCTCATTTTAAGCGGACTATTCCGCGTGGGGACTCTACCTCAATCTTGCCGTTTCGTGCGGTGAGTGTTTCACCAAAATTGAAAACAGCGACTGACCGATTTTCTTTGGATGCGTTATATATCAAACAACCATCCACCGCAACTGTCAACCGAGCGTACACCACTGGGTCGAAGTCAATGTAGTACTCAGGGCCATTGCTCTCGACCCGCATATTGGGGATCGGGATGCCGCCAGCCTCATAACCTTCGCCCACAGCCTCGTTGTCGTCGCTGTACGCCGTAGTGATCGCAGACAAGCGAGCGCCGTCAACATAAAGCGCCATGCGATAGTCGTCTGTGATGGCGTGAAGGCCCATCAGCAGTTCACGCTTGTAAGATTCGCAAAGGGCTGTGGTTATAGTCATTATTCTTCGTTCGCCTCAACGCCTACAACAACACCCTTCTCGTCACGCACCAGCTTGACTGAGCGTTTCTTCTGGGGCTGTTCCTGTTGAACCTTGACAATGACTTCCTGCCTACCGCCGCGTGCGGGTGGCGTAGGTGCATCGTCAGCATCGCTATCGTCCGTGTCCTCGTCTTCAGCGTCAACACCCTTGGTCGCAGCATTGCCGCCAAACGGGAAGAACGCCAACTCAAGACCGAACTGGTCAGCCATCTCTTTGTCACGCTGCCACTGGCTGAAGGTCTCTTCGATGTCGCGGCCATATTGACCCGAAACGTCCTGCATCGACATAATGCCGTTGTGCATCGCAGTAACAGCCGCGTTGACTTCCTTCTGAGGGTCAACCCACTGCCAGCCGCGGGCGCGGAAGTGTGATGCCGCAAAGAACTTAGGGAAGCGGGTCGCTGGGAGCGGGATGTATCCGAACTCCATGACGTGCTGCAGCCACGTTGCGTAAGCTGGCACAACGAAATGCTCCAGCAAGAACTGCTGCATCATCTTGTAGGCATCGCGCTCTTCAAGCGCACCTTGGCGGATCGAACTGTAGGATGTACCTTCGAGATCGTTTGACAGCGAGGCATAGGACACGTTCAGCGCAGAGGAGATGCCGCGCAGCACGCCCTTCTGGAACTCAGCGAACGCCGTCGCAGGGTGCGTCGGGTCGAATGGCTTAAAGTCAACGCCGTTTGGCAACTGGTGGAATGTGCCGGGTTCTGCGTCAATGATCGGAACACCGTTATCGTAATCGTCCGCAGGCGTATCTTCGCCGTTGTCTGACGTAAAGAAGCCCATTTTCGACGCCGCCATGCGCGATGCGACCAACTCAGCCTCGCGGTGAGCGTTCAGCATCTTCAACTGGGCAATCGCCGGAGCCATCCAAGGCTCACCGCGTGTCTGGCCTGCGCGGAGCGGGTCGTAAACGTGGATTATGTTCTTGGCTTCAATGCGCTCAGACACGTTGACCGTAAAAGTCGCAAAGTCCAAGTCGCCGGGATGGCGTTTCTTCACCCAGTAGGCAACAGGGCGCTGGTATGCGTCAAGTTCAATGCCCATGCGGATTTCATTGCCGCTCTTGGCCCGCTCGTTCTTCTGCTCGTCAATGAGGTCAGCTTCGATGGGGTGAAAGGCAATACCATGCACGAAATTGCGGTTGCGAACGACTTGAATGAACGCTTCACCGTCACGCGCAGTGGCCTCCATCACGTACTTCTGCAAGTCAATCCAGCTTTGGCGACCATCGGACGTGCAGTTCCCCTTCATGGAGAACATGGCCCAAGCCTCTTCGATAATCTGGTTACCGATAACGTCCAGTGAATTGTTAATGTTACGCGCCTTGACCTGTAGCGTCATGCCCTTTTCGCCAACTACGTTGGTCTTGAGCAGCGTCAGATAGCGTTTGACGTAGACATCATCACGGGCCAGCGCACGTGCGCGGTTGCGCATCAGCACTAGGTCAGGTTTTAACTCGCTGTCTGGACTACGGGCGGACGCCATGAAATCGGCAAAAAGCCGACCCGTGTTCGCAGCATGATACGACCTTTTGGCCACTTTGCCTGTTTTCTGAGGCAAACCCAATGCTTCGCGCCAAAAACTCATAGGAACCGAACCTTCATTGTGGTTTTAGTGGTTTTGCCTGCGGCTATAGCGTTGTCGCGGCGTTCTTTAGTAACTTCTTTGCGGTAGTAATCGCGCCACAACAGCAAATCGGAGATCGTCATCTTGGAAATGGAGCGACCTTGGATGGAGTAAGACGAAACGTCCTTGTCCGCACGGCCAACAAGCAAGCCTTCGATCTTGTCCAGCATGACTTCAGCGTGGGTGCGAGGGTCAGCGCCGTTATTGTCGAGATCGCCGATGATCTCAAACTCACCAGTGCCAAGAACAATGCGATTGCCGCTCGAAGTCTGTGTAATCTCAAGCTGCCAATGGTAAAAACCAACTTCGAAGCCCGCTGTCGTCGCACTTGCCGCTTGAAACAGGTAATAACCATCGCGCTCAATGGCTGCGATCTTAAATTCAGCCGATTGCCCAGCAGCAACACGGGCAACATACTCAGCAGAGTGCGTAGCAGGCGGATAGGTCTCAGCTAGGGACGTCTTTTTCCACTGAAGAAAGTCGCCAACGACAATCTTTTCAGGTTCCCCTTCCGGTGCATTGCTTTCATCAAACAGGTTTGCCATTATACCTCAACGCCAGTTGTTCGCAAAACCACCTCGTTTTGGCCCCTTTTTCGTGGCCAGTGGATGTGGCTTCACCTCCTCATGCCCAGACAAGGCTTCCGCTTTACGGTTTATAGTAGCATGAAACCGCTTGACTATGCTATCTATATTAATATTGAGAATATGGAAAGCGGCAATCGCATATACGCGAACGTCAAGCGCCTCATTTCGAGTGCGCGTTTTGATCCAAGTCCGCGTCGGATACCCCTTATGATAGCGGATAACCTGTTTCTCAGCCGTTAACTGCCGGAAATACTCGTCATCGCGCTTGGCTTGGAAGTGACAATAGCCACCGCCCGGCTCTTCGATGCGCAGCCGAGAGTAATGCACTTCCTTCGCAGTATCAACGCCAATTGGGTATAACGGTATCTTGCCGATATTGTTCCGCGATGGTCGTCCGACGATGGGCTTACCCTCACCGCCCACACCCTTGATCGCAAACACCCTGTGGCCTGCCCGCGTCTTGGCGTAGTTGTACACAGCGCGGGTGTGGTGACCGCCAGAGTCGATGCACGTTGCGCGGATAAGCATCGGCTCACCGCTTGGGTGCTCATATGTCGCCAAGACAACCTCGTCCAGCTTGGCCCAGAGCGCAGGGGTCGATGGATCGCCGTACAGAACGTGATATTCAATCTGCCAACTCTCTTCGCCCGCGCCCCAGCCGACAATCTCGACTTCCAAGCGGTCATCTTGAACGTCAACGCCACAGGTGAGGACGACTACGTCATCAGGGACGCCTTCATATTCCTCTTTGCGCTTGGATACGGCATAATCATCGATGCCTTCGCCTTGGTCTTCCCATGTTTCGGCCAATATCGTGTTGGTGAAGGTCTTGAGGCGCATAGGGTCTTTGCGTGCGGCCAAGAACTCCTCGACCGTATCAACCAAGTCAACCCACGGCGAGTAAAGCGCATTAAACCAGAAGCCAGCCACCCCGTTGAATGGCTTTGTTGCGACCCAATTACCCTTGGACACAGCTTGGTGGCGCTCAGGCTCGTTCCAACCAGCCCCACATTCTTCGCAATAATAGCGTGCGGTCTTGGGGTTGGAGTCTTCCCATTGCACATTGCGCCAAAGCATAATCTGCACATGGTCGCAATGCGGACACGGGACCATGAACTTTCGTTGATCGGTCTCCTCATACGCGGCCTCAATGCGGCTGGCCCCGCGATTAGTGGGCGTCGATACTAGAACGACCTTCCTGTTCCAGAATGTTGCGGCTCTTCGTTTGGCAAGAGAGATAGGGTCACCTTCCTCACCAGCAGAAGCAGGGTATCGATCAACTTCATCGCACAGAACAACGCGAATCGGACGAGAAGCAAGGGAACTAGGAGAGTTAGCGCCAACGAGAGAAAGAGCGCCACCGGGAAAAACTTTATGAAGCGTAGTGTTGTTTGCATCTTTAGCCTTACTATCTTTAACAAGTCCTTGGAGGGACGGGGTTGGACGGATTAAACCTGCTGTAATTCGATCTTTAGAGAACGCACTTGCCATATCCACGGTGGGCTGGAGCACTAGGATTGGGCAAGGGTCGTGGTGCATATGATAGCCAACTGTATTAAGGATGGCCTCCGACTTACCGGACTGTGAGCCGCACATAACGACCACCTCTCTGACGGTAGGGTCAGAGCAGGCATCCATGATACCACGTTGATATTCTGCACGGGATGTGTACCAACGCCCCGGCTCCGCCGATGACTGGCTATCAAGCCTGCGCTCAAGGTCAGCCCATTGCGATATGCTCAAGTGCGGAGGCGGTGTCAGTTGTCGCATGGCCTTCGCCATATGCTCCAAAGCCTGCTGTCTGGTGGCTTGTTCGATCATACGATAATCGTCCGACCTTTTTTGGGCCTGCCGACCTTGCGCTTGGGCTTAGGCGCTTCACCCTCAACAGTAGGCTCACTCTCAACAGTGCCGCCACCTGTTCGAACCGGGTCAATCTCCGGCTGGTAGTTAGCCAGTTCGGTCAGAGCCTCGCGGATAGCCTGCTCAATGACGTTTTTCACCTTCGACGTATCGCTTTCGTTCGCCACAACAGGTGCGACCTTAGTGGGCAGCGACAGGAACTTGGCCTTGCACGCATGAAGCACACTTTCCCATGCCTTGACGACATCTTCCGTCATGCACAGAGTGCCGCGTATCTTCGCCAGTTCGAGTTCAGCGATCTCAGCTTCGGCGCTTAGTTTGCGGGTGCGGGCCTCGTCATAACTAGACCCGATTACAACACCGCCTGTTGAGTTCTTTTTATGTGGCTGTTCCATCAGGTCTGTAAATTTCCCAAAAATATTATTTTGCAATCGCCTTAATTATGTCCGCGCAATTCTGCCACTTTCGGGGCGCGATGTAAAGCCCAAAAGATCAGGTACAGAAATTCGGCTCTCTGCTTTTTCATCGGGGCCGCTACTACCCGCACGGCGTATCCGGCTGGGAGGACCCGCTTCTCAGACAGTCCCACAGACGCCCGTAGACGGCCCATACAGCGCAGAGACTGTGCATCACGCATCCGGACAGCCGAAGCATATAGTATGGTCTTAAATCGCTTCTATGGGGCGCATAAAAAAGACCCGCACAATGGCGGGCCTAGTCTTCGGTAAGTGGTGCTGTCTTAATGCGTTGCCGCTTGCTTCAAACTTCTATTGAAGTGCTGCAACCATTGCAACGAGGTGTAGATGATAACACCTTCCATGTTGCGATCAGCGATTGTTTGCACAAAGTCACGGCTCCATGTTTCAATCATCGGCTTGCCATCCTGAGTGATGACCCAGCTATTGCATAGCCCGCATGTATCGGGGATAGTGGCGCTACCCATTAGTACAATGACTCGACGCGATTGCACCACGTGAGTTCGCTCTCATACTCTGCGAACTGTGGTAAGCTTGAGCCATTGCAGTCATAGCCAATGAAGCGGGGTTGGACCATGATGATGCTGGCAATCACCAACACCATCATGCCAAGTGTGAATGCTCTAGCTGCGTTCATCATGTCGTCGGCTCCTTGTCCCGCATGAAGTACGACATGCACTCAGCCTCTTTGTCTGCCTTGAAATCATTGATCGCGGACTCACGGTACTCACGGGTGCTGTACCGAACGTCATCATATGCGTCGGTGATATACTCCTCAAGCAACTGTACGAACTCTGCCTTATCGTTCTTGACGAGGATGGCCTTTATCTTTTCCCGTGCTTCGAGGGGTGAATAGCCATACTGCCGATAGGTCATAACGGTTTTCGCCATACTGCCTATCAACTCACAAGTCACAACCTCTTGCCTGTTCAGTTCCTTGGCCTGTGCAGGTGTGGCCCATAATAGCGCCAATGCCACTGCTACAACTGCTGCTTCCTTAAACATGATATTATCTCCCTATTAGCGATTGCAAGCCTTCAGCGTACCGGCTTGCTTCATTAAGCGACGGACCTCTGGGTCTTTGCAGTAAGCCTTCAAAACCTTTTCGGTCAAATAGCTTTGCGGAACAGGTGGTGGCGCAATTGTTTGTTTGGCCAATGGGATTGGTGTTGCTTGCAATGCGATTGCGAGAAGAAGTGTGTTCATGATATTTTCCTTAATGTTAAAGTTGCCCGTTTGGGTGAGTTGAAAGTTATAGGGGTCGAACAAAGCCGTCAACAGGTTTTTTCACGCCCAGTGCTTTTGCGCATTCATTGGACCAATACTCGAATCCGAAGACTGGCCATCCATCCTCATCCAATGGATCAAGACCACGCTTTGCAGCGCAGTCCAAAACCACCATGAGATTATTCAACAGGTCGGTGGCAAACAAGTGCCGTGGGCCTTCAAAATCGATGTTGTCATTCATATCAAAACCTATCCATATACCTTAAAAGAATACGATCCAAATGACGTGGCATACTGTAAGCAAATTGCTTTTCGCCAGCGCCATAATAATCGTATTTCGCTGGATATTTCGTCCCGTCGATAAAGACAAGCATTATTTTCATGTCGTCTTTGCCCCTGCGCTCTGCAATGGCGATTGCCTTGCCTCCACGCTTAATGACGAAGAAGGACACGCCCTTGCGGTCACGCTGCTGACTTTTAGGCAACTTGGCGCGATCATCCTTAGAGATTGCACCAACAGCCGCAAGCATTTCACTGTAACGTGAACGGGTGATGTTCCCCTTGCTGTCGCGTGGATAATCCTTACCCTCAATCGTAAAGAAACCACCGGGCAAGATACCCTTGGCCCCTAGTGCCTTTGCAGACGCCTTGTTGCCACGTGGGCCACCCTTGATGTTAGGCGCAATTATAGCGGCTGGCGTGCCACGTGCACCAATGTTGCTAAAGCGCGTTCCAGCCTCTGCAATGCTGCGGCCTTTGCCGTATGGTTTAATCTGCCAAAGTCCACGCTTAAGGAACGGCGACTGCTTGTCCATGCTCATTTCCATCTCAGCAAGCTGGGCAGCATGAACATCTTTCACCGTTTCGGCGACAGCACCGATAACCGCCTTCTCGATGGTGCGTGGTAGTTCAAGTAGCATCTTGAATTTCTGGTCGAGACTTGTCGTATCAACCTTAATAGACAACATCAGATTAACTTTCCTAGGTCACGCGCCCAATCGTCAGGGTGTTTAGCACCTTTACGCAAATTGCAGCTTGGCGTCAACAATTGCACGTTGGCGTCATCGTTTAGCCCACCCAATGCGATGGGCATAATGTGGTCCAAGTGATAGCCAGTCTCCTTTAGCGATGCGCCGCAGCCACAGGCGCAATTGCCTTTCTGCAAGGTCATAAGGCGCTTGACTATACCTTTGGACAAAGTTCCACCGTTGCCTTTGACTTTGGCACGGCGGTTGTGGGTAATGAGCCTGACACTCTCAGGGTTGGCTTTTTTCCAGTTGCGCCTTATCTCAGCAGCCTTTTCAGGATTGGCTTTCTGCCACTTGCGGGCATTTTCGTTGACCTTTTCGGGGTTGGCTTTTCGGTATTTGCGACCAAGCTCAACAGCCCTCTCTGGATTGGCTTCACGCCACTTTCGAGCCTTCTCAGCGTTTTTTCCCGGATTAGCTTCACGCCAGTTACGACCATTCTGTGCGTTTTTTTCGGGATTGGTTTCACGCCAGTTGCGGACGTTTTTGCGGTTGCATGGCCTGCACCTACCATCAGCATTATAACGATCCTGCGCACCGCACTTGCGGCATGGCTTGACGTATTCTGAATTTGGGGTAATTGTCTGTTCAGACATTGACGGCTCACTCCGTTGATGTGGGCGACTTGGACTGCAATCCCGTCGCCCTTTTTTATGCCGTAAAGTTTATACCTTGTCAATCATCGTCGATGGGATCGAACAGGCTACAGAAGTTATGCGGTGAAACCACGGGATTATAGAACCGTGGTCGTCCATTCTCATCAATGCCAGTGAACACCGGTGGGTTGGACTTACAAAACCCATGGGTCTTACTGGGGCTTTCCACGAACCACAGGCAGTCGGCACATTTCTCTTCGCGGTTCATTTCGTCATCCATATCATCTCTCACTTTCAATCCATACACCAGCCGTGTCATTTTGGCAAACCTCAATAAGCTTGGCGATGTACCATTGGGACTTCTTCAAATCCTCAACGCCGTTCTTCAACTTCCAACGCCAGAGATATTTTATTGCGTTGGCAGTGCAGACCGCCTCCATGCCACTGAGGCCATTCACCGCAACGGCGATCGCATCGATACATTCAATCCCACCCTGCCGATAGTGGCTTGGGCTATTCACATCATCACTCATAAATCATCCTCTCATATCACGCGAGCATCGCAATGGACAAATGGACATGGCCTATAGGCCATTGTCCATGTCTGTCCATAACTCGCTTTTGCCCCAGTAATGTCCAAAGTCATGTCCACTACCCCCAAAAAACGGCAGAAAACCGTTACTTTTTTATGGACATTTCCAAATGTCCACGATTGTCCATTATGTCCATTAGCCATTTTTGGTCCACATCAAAGAATTGGACGTTTGAGGGCAAATTATGACCCATCCATGCTCTGTCGGTTGGATCATTTGGGCGTTCAAAAGACCCCCAATTGGACGTGCTGGATCACTTGGGCTGCACGCTTTTTGTGCTGCCGCTGGCTTCATGTCACGACCGATTAGGAAGTCAATAAATGCAGACCGGGTGACATATGGGTTGCCATCCCTGACCTCTTCCCCAGACGACCTCCAGACCACTTCGAGCATCTTCATCCACCCAGCTTCCTTGGACTCCTTCTTGCGCTCTGGCGGGGCTTCTGTCTGCACCACGACGGCACTGGACACAGGCTCACCATCCTCATCGAACCAGCCGTCGATCTTAACCAATTGCAGCGCGGCGTGGATAGTCTTTGCCTCTTCGGCATCCTTAGACTTGCGTTGGACGATTTGCATTGGGTTATCGCCCTTGGCAGGAATGACGCTGATTTCGATTTCCAGCGCACCCTTCCATGCCGACGAACCACGCGCCCTGTGCTGCGCCTCATCTGACACACCAGTGTGGTGGACCAACTTAACAGTGCATTTGAACTCGCGCATAAGAGACGCGCAAGCGTCAATCATGGTCTTGGCATCCTGTGCGCTGTTCTCGTCGCCGGAAAGGAAACGGTGCAGTGTATCGACGGTTATGACGTTAGGCGGGTTGGGAAGCGACCTAATGGCCTCCACGACCTTAATATAGCCCTCAGGCGTGTTGAGATCGCACCCAGCCTTGGAGATGTACATATTGGTCTTAGATACGCCGTGATGCTGCTTCCAAGCTGCAATACGCGAACGTATGCCGTGATGTCCCTCACCAGCTAGATAAACTACTGTCCCAGCCTTAACCTTATGCCCGTTCCAGTTGGTCAGGCCCGATGCAATGTGTAAGCACCAGTCCAGCACCACAAAGGTCTTGCCGCCCCCTGATGGCCCGTGGATCATCATTAGTGCCTCTTCCTGCACCCAGTGCTTGACCAGCCACTTGATAGGCGACGGTTGGTGGCAGAACTCATCTGCGGCCACCAACCAATCGGAGGCGGGTGGGCTTAGGAGCGCCATCAGGTCGTTACCATCTGCGCGGTAGTCGTTGGCATCGCCGAGCACCGGAGGCATGACGACCCGTGCGCCATGCTTCGCTGAGGCTTGGTCAGCGTACTTCTGGCCTGTGCGGCTCTGGTCGTTGTCAGCCACGATGACAATCTCTTGGGCTGCGCCGTATTTCCCGCGATATGTTCCGGTCACAGGGACAAGGTTCGACGCCGAATAGGATACAACGCAAGGACGCCCAGTGACCTCGTGGATCGTCGCCGCCGTGGCGTAGCCCTCAGCTACATACAGAACGCCGGGTTCGTCCATTGTGCCGACCA